AACAATCACCGAAGGCGAAAAGAATATTCCACACAATGAATTATTTAGAATACGTACTCGTACAGGACATCAAATACTGTTGCACAATTCAGAAGATCTTGTGTATATTGCCAACGCCAATGGTACAGCATGGATTGAAATGACTGCCAACGGCAAGATTGATTTTTATGCAGAAGACTCTGTGAGTGTTCACAGCAAAGGCGATTTCAACTTTAAAGCAGATAGAGATGTTAATTTAGAAGCAGGTAGATCATTGAATATGAAATCTGGAACAACAACAAATATAGAATCTGTGGCAAATTACAATGTTTATTCGGGCGTAGATATTAATTTAGATGTGGGCGGATTGATTAAACTAGCAGAAGGAATAGCACAACCATTGGCAACACATTCTGTTCCTGATACTACAAGTATAATGAAACGTGTGCCGCAACATGAACCTTGGAGTCATCATGAAAATTTTGATCCAATGGCAGTTGCATTGGCAAAAACTGATAGAACATCTGGAGAATCGATAGTGGTAGCAGAACCTATTAATATTCCAGACACATTTAAAAATGCGAGAACTTAAAATGTTAAATACAGTTAGAAAGGTTAATTTATGGCGGTAAGAACAATAGGGACGATAGTAGGTAAAGCAACACAAACAGCCCGATTCATTCTAATTGATGGTGCTCTAGTTGAAGTTAATAGAGTATTCAGTAACACAAAAAATTTAAATTTGGCTGGGATGGATAGAAAACCTATATTTTTTCAAACTTCTATTGGCGGTTTAGAAATAGGAAAACCATACTTTATTAGAACTCCGGTTAGGTCTTCTGTGAATGGATATTTTAGTGTGTCTGAAACACAAATGGGACCTGTAGTTGTTCTAAATGATGAAATTTTAGAAGTAGATTACGTTATTCTTAATTTTAGTTCAGATGGATCGACTCAACCTAATGATCCTTCATTAATTACATCAGCAGGCAGAGATGCTTTGAATAATGATAACAATTTTTTCCAAATTGATTATGGAGATTATTTTGAAAGAATAAGTCAAAGTCTTGAAACATTAGTTGATCAAAATGAGCAGATTAAAGATGATATTAGAACTATCAAAAATTTAGCCGAAGGAGATGGACTTCATATTCTTGGACCTTGGGAATGGTTGGGCCAAGTAGGGATAGTCCAATACATGGAAGATAAAGGACTTAATATAAATGAATTAAAGGCCAGAATTGAGGCATTACCTAAAAGTTTTACACCACCAGGAGGTGGATCATAATGCCAGGAGTAAGTAGAGTTGGAGTAGACATAGCAGGCGGTGTAATAATTGGTGAATTAGCACCAAAGGTTCAAGTGGAGGGAGCAAAGATAGTTTGTCAATATGCACCAGTGGCGGCACATGGAAGACCTCCACACAGAACACCTGTTATGATAGGAGCCAGTAGCAAAGTTTTTGCCAACGGTATTCCAATATGCAGACTGGGAGACCTAGCATCATGTGGACATCCAGCAACAGGCAGTTCGAAGGTAACAGCAGGATAAAATAGAATTATGGCACATAAAAAATTATACAAAGAGATCACAGTAGGACCGAGTATTAGTCCCAAACAACCACCTAGCCAAAGAATTTATAGAGGGATCAGCACAGTTAATCCAGACAACACAAATTTTGCTCTTAACGATATTGGTTTAATCAAACAGGACTTGTTGAATCATTTTCACATATCACAGGGAGAAAAATTGGAAAACCCTGAATTTGGCACAATTTTATGGGACGTGATACACGATCCTATGACACCAGATTTGGAAGAAGCCATCAAACAAGACATTTTAAAAATTATTGATACAGATCCCAGAATCACAGCAGACACAGTGATTGTGACACCATTTGAGTCGGGCATTCAAGTTGAAGTAGAATTGACGTACATCAAATATAATGTGTCAGAAAAATTGAGACTGACTTTTGATGAAAATAACGGATTACTGAATTAAATGCTCAGTTTATACAAACAAATAAATAATGCTATAACAAAGGAAGCCAATGTCATCCACAGATAGACAAAATAGATTACTGTTAGCAGAAGACTGGAAAAGAGTGTATCAGTCTTACAAAAATGCGGAATTCAAAAGTTACGACTTTGACACAATCCGCAGAACAATGATCCAGTACATCAGGCAGAACTATCCAGAAGATTTCAACGATTACATTGAGTCATCAGAGTATCTAGCACTGATTGATTTGGTGGCTTTCCTAGGACAAAATTTGGCTTTCAGAACAGATTTAAATGCTAGAGAAAACTTTTTAGAAACAGCAGACAGACGTGACTCTATTTTAAGACTGGCAAGATTGATCAGTTACAATCCAACACGCAATCAATGTGCGAATGGATTGATGAAAATTGTGGGTATCAGCACAACAGAAAATGTTGTGGACAGCAACAATTTAAATCTAAGTGGTCAGACGATATCTTGGAACGATTCAGGCAATCCAAACTGGTACGAGCAGTTCATCAAAGTTATGAATGCTTCTCTATCAGAAAATGAAAAATTTGGTAATTCCGTCAAATCGGAAAACATTGATGCTATTCCAACAGCACAATACAGAATCAATGCCAACAGCACAGATGTTCCTGTGTATTCTTTTACAAAATCCGTTAATGGACAAAGTTTACCATTTGAAATTGTGTCAACATCATTTGAGAATGGTTCGATCACAGAAGAAGCACCTTTGGTAGGAAGACGTTTCAGTTTGTTACACAGAGATGATGGCAAAGGCAGTGCTTCCAACAACACAGGATTTTTTGCACATTTTAGACAGGGAGTTTTAGACCAAGGAAACTTTGGCATAGACGTTCCATCAAATAACCAAACTGTGGCAATTGATGCCAACAATATAAACAACACAGATGTATGGTTATATCAAATAGATGTTGAAACAGGATTAGAGAGCGACTTATGGACTAAAGTTGATTCAGTGATTGGCAACAATGTGATTTATAATTCTACGGCCAAAGACATTAGAAACATTTACTCAGTATTGAGTGACACAGATGATTCTATCAGTTTAAAATTTGCAGATGGTGTGTTTGGAAATCTTCCGCAAGGTAGTTTTAAAGTTTATTATAGAAGAAGTAAAAATCAAAATATTAGAATAACACCTGCTGATATGCAGAATATTCAAATTGATGTACAGTATGTTTCTTCAAACAATCAAGTAGAAATATTGACTTTAACTTTAGGACTTCAATACACTGTTGATAATGCTACAACTTCAGAAACTAACAACAATATCAGACTGAATGCGCCAGCAACTTACTACACACAAAATAGAATGATCACAGGTGAAGATTACAATGTGGCTCCTTTAGGTACTAATCAAGAAATAATAAAAGTAAAAGCAACCAACAGAACATCAAGTGGTATTTCTAGATATTATGATCTGATTGACTCAACTGGCAAATACAGCAACACAAATATTTTTGGCGCAGATGGTTCCATTTACAAAGAAGAAACAGAAAATTTAGACACTTTTAGTTTTTCCACACAAACAGACATAGAAGGTGTAATAATAAATCAATTAGAGCCTTTGTTATCTAAAAACCAAACAAGAAATTATTACATTGAGAAATTTCCTAAAGTATTTTTAAATGATTTAAATCCTGTTTGGCAACAAGTTACTTCATCAACAAATGAATCAACAGGTAAATTCATTGATGCTGTGAACGTGTTGGATTATCAAGTGGGTACATTTACAGCCAGCCAATTGAAATATATTGAACCAGGTGCTATGATAAAATTTGTTGCGCCAGAAGGACAACACTTCATGCAGGATAATAGTTTAATGGCAGGAGATACTGATCATCCAGGTGCCAAAGATTATATTTGGACTTCTGTGGTTAGTGTGTTGAATGACGGTGTTGCTAATTCTAGCACAGGAGAAGGTGCTATCAAATTCAATGATGTGGTACCAACAGGAGCAATTGCCACACAGGTGTTGCCTAAATTTGCTAAACAATTTGATGAAGATGTTAAAACTGTAATAATCGATCAGGCTTTTGCTTATAATAATTTTGGAATAAGATATGACGTTGCCACACGTAAATGGCAAGTCATTGACGAAAACAATTTAAGTGTTTATGGCACATTCAGCACAGGTAAAACTGGAGACACCTCCAATCAACAGTTAGACAACAGTTGGTTAATAAAATGTATCAGTGATGGTTCTACATACACTGTTACATATAGAGGATTAAGATATGTGTTTGAAAGCAAAAAAGAAGTGCGTTTCTTTTATGACAGTGCTGATAGAAATTTCAATGCTCAAACAGGAGTTACTTTACAAGATAAAATCACAGTGTTGAGTATAAACACTCAGCCTGACAGTAACACAGCATTCACAAACGATATTAATTTTGCTGTTTCAACAGAATATAGAACAGTAAGTGGTTACGTAGACAGTGCCAAATTAGAATTGACACAGTTTGACTCAGACCAAGATGGCATAGTGGATGATCCAGATGCTTTTAACCTAGTGGTGGATCCAAACAACAACAGCAACACAAAATATATTTTCCAAAAATTGTATAACGATGCAGATGGAACACAGCGTTATCAATATGTGGATGCCGCTGAAGAACACATCTATATTAGACAAACTTCTGTGGGAGCAATAGGAGATTATCCAAACGGATCTATTGTTTATATCATAGACAGTGACAGTTTCAAACAGATTAATACAGAAACCAATACAACCTCTGACGTAACAAATTATGTGGCTCACGTGGGTAGAGATGGAATCAAGTTTCAGTATGTACACACTGTGGATGGCAATACAAGATTAGATCCTAGTTCTTCAAATATTATTGATATGTACATTTTAACTAGAACATATGACATCAATTTTAGATTATGGCTAGCAGGAGTGATTGAAAATAAACCTTTGTTGCCAAGCAGTGATTCATTGTACAACAATTTTAACACACCTTTAGCAAAAATTAAATCAATCAGTGACACTGTGATATATCATCCTGTAAAATACAAAATATTATTTGGTTCTATAGCAGACACAGATGTACAAGCAACATTTAAAATTGTAAAAAATACAGATCAAGTCACAAATGATAGTGACATCAAAAGCAGAGTGATCACAGCAATAAATGAATTTTTTGCTTTGGAAAATTGGGAGTTTGGCGATACGTTTTATTTCACAGAATTGAGCACATATGTAATGAACCAACTGTCTCCAGATATTACCACTTTTGTAATTGTGCCTAAACAAGGTTCTAAATCTTTTGGCAGTTTATTTGAAGTAAAATCAGAAAATGATGAAATTTTTATAAGTGGTGCTAAAGTTTCAGACGTTGAAATAATAGATACCATCACAGCATCCAAGTTGAAAGCAGACGGTAACATCACAACCAGTTCAACCAGTACTTCAACTTTGAGCGGAACATTAAGTTCTACTGGAGGCTCTAGTGGGGGTAGTGGATACTAATGGCTTTCGACAACAATCAAAAAGATTTTGATTTGCCAGCAGGCAAAGACAATGGCAAAAGAGAATCGTCAGAATTTTTACCTAAATATTTTCGTACACCAGTAAATCAAAAGTTTTTACACAGCACTCTTGATCAACTGATATCTCAAGGTACTCTTGAAAAACTTAATGCTTACTATGGAAGAAAAGTCACAGATGCTTATAATCCTAGCGATTTGTATGTGCCTGAAGTAAGTGCTGATAGAGAAAATTATAAATTCGAACCCAGTGTGGTACAAAAAGATGATCTTGGTAATGTAAATTTTTATAGTGATTATATTGACTTTGTAAATCAAATTAAAAATTACAACAGTTCGATGGTCAATCACAGTGTGATGAATGCTCAAGAATATTATGCATGGTCACCTAGAATAGATTGGGACAAGTTTGTTAATTACAGAGAATATTTTTGGATGCCATACGGTGCATCCACAGTGTCAATCACAGGACAACAAAGAAATGTTGTCAGCACATACACAGTAACAAAATCTGATCAAGGTGATAACTATGCTTACATTTTTACCCCAGATGGTGTAACAGCAAATCCTACATTAAATTTATACAAAGGTCAAACATACAAGTTTGATATAAATGCTGAAGGCTTACCTTTTGTTATTAGAACACAAAGAATACTTGATGATTCTTACAATGTTACTGATGGAATAGATGTTCAAGGTGTTGAAAACGGAGTAATCACTTTTATAGTTGAAGATTCTGCTCCAGAAAAATTATACTATGGTTCATCTAACGATATCAATGCTTGGGGATTAATACTCATAAACGATATAGAAGAAAATTCTGCTATTGATGTATTGAAAGAAGTAGCAGGCAAGAAAAACTACACCACTGCTGACGGAGTTGCTCTTTCTAATGGTATGAAAGTGAACTTTAAAGGCACAGTGACTCCGGAGTCTTATGCTGAAGGAGAATACTATGTGGAAGGTGTTGGA